TTTGAACCCGGCAGCTGATCAACACTGCAACGGCAGCCCCAGCCGTTTGGCGGGTAATGTGTACTCCAGAACACATCGTCAATCTTTCGCGTGATACCATCTAAGGCGGCGTGAGAATCGCGTACACGGCTGTCGCCCACGGTTGAATAACGCAAAAAAGGCATAAGCTTCGCGTTCTTTTCAAAGTCGTTCCAGCGTGCTGCCATCGTAGCCGAACCCAATGCCTGGTTGTATTCGGTAAGCAACCAGCCGGTGTTATATTGGCGGTGTATCAGCGAGGCGGCTTCCTTAAAATCGGCAAAGCTGCGGGCTTGTCCCGAGTCGCTCACCAAAGCCAGCGACATGTCTCGCAACTGCTGGTAGTTTTTGGCTGAAGCAAACGTCCAGGTGTCGCGGGTGAGCCTGGCGAGCATGGCGGCATCGGGTGTATCAAAGTCAACGCTAACGAAATCGCTGCCAAAACCATCAAAAACCTGCTTTTCAAGAACCTGCCCAACAATGCTGAGCATAGCGGGGTCGGTTACGGGCGAATGGCCCTCATAAATGGCCTGTAACACACGATCGAACTGCCTATCGAGGCTTTGCCCGGTGTCGGGTGGCAATGCGCCCACAGCGGTTGGTTTCAGACCACCACAATGCGGGCACGGCTCATATAGTTTTCTGGGTTCGGCGGCGGCCATTGGGCCGAACCCTATTGAAAATTTGAGGAAAACCCGGCCTTTGGGTTTGGTTTTGTTTCAACAATGGGTTTCGTTTTTGCCGCCTTGATGGGAATGTTGAAGCGGCTACTGATCCACTCCTGGTCGATCTCGTAATTAGCTGCGGCTTCGTTCACTATCTTCCAATGTTCGGTAAGCGACAGTTCCTCCGACCGGTCGAAGACAAACACCTCGTTATCGGTAAATTTGAAACCCCATAACCTGAGCAACGGGATAAGTTTTCCATTTACAAAAAACTCGATGCTTCGCCGGTCGCCCTCGGCAATCTTTTCGTTCAGTGTGCGTTCGTGAACCTCGCTCTGGCTCCGGGAGCTACCACTGTCGGTGATCATGGTTCCACCCAGCACACGTTTGCTTACTTCGTCGTTCGAGGTTTTAATTTGTTCCTGGAATATTTTGTAAGGATCGCCTTTGGTAGCCGAATCGTGTATGGTGATGGTGGTTCCTTCGGGCAAAAGTGCCTGAGCCGATTGACCCAAAGCCCTGAGCATGGCTTCAATTCGGTCAATGTCTTTTTTATCGCTTTTGGTAGTCGAAGCTGAGATAAGAGGAATTCCAAAGCGTTCGGAAAAGTCGGCCCAGGTCTGCTGTGCGTTTCGTTTCCAGATTAGCTGCGGGATAATATCGTTCAGTATCCCGAAAAGTGAAGTGTAGCGGAACTCAAGCACGTTTTTGGTAAAAGCCGGATCGGTGTAATTGATAAACTTATCGCCATTGGCCTCAAAGTAAAGCCGGTTGAGCTGTGGGGCGATGTTGCGCCTTGGCCACAACACCCATTTCACAACAACCGGGTCGGCCAGTTCAACAACGGTATTGCCCTTGAACACTGAATCGAGCAACGAATCGACCATGGTATAAAACCACTCCGTCATAAGCAACTCGGTTTTATCGGCCAGCTCCTTACCGGTCGCCCGGTCTTTTATGTAAAAGCGATTGCTTAAGGTTGCGGCTTTGCGAACCTGAACGGCTGCCATCAGGTGACCGTCGGTCATCAGGTTTTCAATCAGATCATGATATAATGACCAGCGTGGGTTCTCGGGGTTCTCGGCTGCCTGCATAGCGTCGCGCCACTTTTTAATATCGCTCCGGCTCCGGTCGCTGAATTCTTTTGTCAGCTGCGAAATAATCGCACTTTCTTTTGCTTTCAGCGGTGCCTTGGTTTCGGCCTTTACAAGTCCGAACTTGTAGTTTTTGTTTCCTATTGTGAATTCCATATTAGTAGCGGTTGTTTTCGGGTGTTTGACTCGACCATATTCTTACGTCTCCGGTTACTACACCGGCCTCATTGGTTAACTGCGGCAGGTTGCAGGGTTTGCCATTCTGAACGGACTCGAGCCACTTCATGGCATCGGCATAACGCAGCTCGCGGGTTTTCGGAATGTTGTTTGGCCCTTCTTTGCTCCAGATATGATACAATGCCAGGTCGATCACCAGCATCACAATGTATTTGTCGCGTGGATCGGTGCCGGTTCCCGGATCGGGTGTAAATATCGCGGCGATATCGTAACGATTCGCCAGGTGATTCTTGATTTGGCTGATTGCCATATCTTCGGCCTGCAATAGTTTTGCGCTGCCGGTTGTGGGGTCGAGGATGCGGGCAATCTCAGCCCTTACCTGCACATCCCAGTCCGTGGGTTTTAAAAAGCTCATTAAAATCTGTTTTTTGATTTGTTCATCAATTCCATTCTTGATACTGTCCGGGGTTCAAACTTTTCGACAAAAGCGGTGCGGTTACATTCCGAAAAGGCGCCCTCGAGTGAGTCGGGGCCGTCCTTGGCAACTTCACTTCCTTTTTCAAAGGCAAGCAATTGATCGCGGAGCTCAATCTGATCGTAGTTGTTACGTTCATTCTCATTTAACCAGGTGTTTCTTCTTTCAAAGAAAGCCGAGAGTGCTTCGATACGGTCATCCTTGTCAATCTTTGGTCGCTTATCGGCCACAACGGGTATATGATAGCCCCGTTTATCGCCTTCAATATCGAAGTCGTTCACAAACTCGTCCATTGCAAAAAGCCCTTCAATACGGTATTTGATTGAAGCTTTATCTAACTTTTTATCTTCATACAGATCATACAGCCAGGCTGCGATGGCCGGACGAGATGCCTGGCGCAGGAAACCATGTATAATATCGAATTCACGGCCTATTTTACCCACTAACCACAATCCTTTGAAACAGGCAGTTGCCTTGTATGAAAGGTCACCATAAAACACAAGTGCATCGTATTGCGTGAGTTTCAACGGAGCCCGCCACTGGAAGTACTCGAACTTGAATACCTTACCTTCTTCAACATGCACGTGCATAAACTCGCGCATGAACGACCGGTATGGCATATCGCGGAACCTTTTACGCCAGTAATCGGCTGAGGCTTTCTCGGGCCACTCCGGAGCGAAGCTGTTTAAATCCTTCACAGCGCAAACCGTCATGACTTTGAAAATAGACTTATCGCCTTCCTCTTTTGCTTTTGCTTCAGAGGCTTTGAAATACTGTTTCAAACGGTTTGTAATGCTCTTTTTGCTTGTGTTGTTGTTGGCGAAAATGAAGCGTTCGGTACCACCCTCCATATTGTCGAATGCGCCCCACACGTCCTCGGTGATGTAATCGACGGCATCCGACATCAACCGTTCATTCTTAAAATGTTTTCGGTTGTCAACGTCATCCACAACAATGTAATCCGGACGCTCGGAACCCTCACGGGCTCCACGCGGACTTTGTCCAAAACCGATAGCCATAAACCGAACGCCATCAACGGTTAAAAAGTCGCCGGTTGCCCAGTCTCCGGACTTAAATTTTTCACCGTAATCCTCACTCAACCGCTTGTTGTACATCAGCTGCGCCTGTATCCCGGATAGAAGTTTCTGTGCTTTGATTTCCGTTTCACCGATCAGCAGCATGAAATGCAGATCATTCAAAACATACATCAGAAACAACGGGATGCCCATATCGATATGAACCGACTTGCCGGAACCACGGAACCACTCGGCCAGCAACCGTATGAGTTTGTTTTTGATGACCAGGTTAGCGAGTTTCTTATGAAACCAGGCGCTTTTAACCTTGGCGTAGTTAGGGAAGTAATACTCGAACCAGGAAACATAATCGCCTTCGAGGGCTTTCATACGCTCAAGCTTCGCCTTCGGGCTTTCGTTCAGGATTGTATTCGATGCACGAACAATTGCCTGGCAATGCCGGTCGTAATCCTGAACGAGATCGAGAAATTTTTTACTGCTCACGGCTGATAGTCTCCTGGATGTACATTTTATGAAACTTCACAAACTCAACTGCTTTGGCTGGATCAACATTTACCATCCACTTATCGTAATCCTTTAGCACATTGAGGACGATCCGTGGATTAACCCGTTTATCTACCCGGTCGATGGCGGCCATGATTTTGGATAGCCGGTCGGCGTTGAAAGTGGGTTCTTTGCCTTCGGAAATCAGCAGGGCCTCGCTCAATAAGAGCTCTTTCAGCTTAACAGGTGTAAGTTGCACGAACGACCGGCGCTCGTCCCAGGAGCGGTCACCCGGTTCGCCTTTTTTCCATTTGATCAGTGTTTGCTCCGATACTTCCCAATCGGCAACGAGTTGAGCAATACTATAGCCCTTATTGATGTACAGGTCTTCAATTATCGACTTAATCCGCTTGAGCTCGGCACGCGACCAAACTTTTTTACCCTCAGTT